CGCGACCTGTAATACAGCTAAGACCAAAGACAATACAGTCTTCAACTTCTCCGTGATGTTTTTTACAATCATATAAATACTCTCTCCTTATCTGTGCATAAATTGGTGGTATGTTTGCATTTAAATAAGCCATAATTAATCCTCATTTTATTGTACCCCAATTTGGTCCTGATTCATAGTCCACTTTGTTTGGTACTTCTAAATTTACTGCAGACTCCATAATCTCTTTTATTTTATCTGCATTGTTGTCGACTGATATATCAAGTTCATCATGCACTTGTATATGTGGTATGATACCCTCTTTGTATAAATCAACCATCGCTTTCTTTGTCATATCAGCTGCCGATCCTTGTATCAATTTGTTTAATGCTTTGTATGTAAAAGCTCTTTTAATTCCTGGTCCATGTTCCGCGAGTGCATCTTCATGATTCAATGCTTTATGTATCCCGAATTGATTTGGTTCCCATAAATTAAATCTACACCTACGACCTAGTAAAGTTCTAACACGACCTTTGTCCTGGGCTCTACGCATTACACTTTCCATTAACATTTTAACAAATGGTACCTTGTCGTGGTAAAGTCTAAACAAATCATTAGCATCTTCTTTTGATACACCTAGCTCTGCTTGTAATTTATTTTTACCCATACCATAAAATAATCCAAGATTAATTGTCTTCGCCTGTGATCTTGGGATGTTTGCCATCTCAGCTACAATTTGGTGAAAGTCTGCTTGACCTTCGTTATATGAATCTAATACTTCGTCCACACCATAAAGTCCATCAAGACTAGCATAGTGTGTAACTAGACGTGGTTCTTGTTGTGAGTAATCAAAACAACCCCACTGACAACCTTCTTCTGGTATAAATAAACTTCTGATCCGTGGTCCAAGTTCTTTGTTCCGTGCAGGAATCTGCTGTAAGTTTGGATTATTATAACTGAATCTACCAGTTACTGTACCACCACTATCTGATCTAATCTGATTTATCTCTGCATGTATTCTACCTTTATGTTGATGCTTTAGTATGGTATCAATGAA